AAACTATTTTACTACTTTAATAACTTTTTCATATCATGAAAAGACTCCAACTTACCTTCCAACATTTTAAATATAGTATCAGCCCCTATAAAAGAAAATAATCCAACCCACAAACTATAAGCTATACTAAAGTCAGTAAATGTTAAACAAAAACCTACACTAATAACCATATTTATAACAAAACTATAAATAACTAAGAATTTACTACTGTGAAATCCAATTTTCGTTTTTTGAATAAAAGAACAAGATATAGCACTAATAACGATAGACACAAATAATATCTTCTTTAATATAATCTCCATAATATCACCTACTAAAGTATATGAAAAAGACACTGAATATATATCAGTGTCTTCAAAACAGTAATCTTATCTCTTTGTAAATTGATGTAGTCCATTTTTAAAGGCAAAATAAGACTTTTGTTGCCTACTTGTTGCCTACTAAATGATTTTTTCTATATATTAACTATGCTTTTATGCAAAGAAAAAATGGTAAGATTATATAAAATCCTACCATTTTAATTATACATTTTTATTAGAATAATTTAATATTATCCCATCTAGTTAATCCAGCATTAAGATTTGCATTAACTTGTTTTTGAACTTCATCATATCTTGAACCTAGTGCTTTCTTTCTAGCATCACCATTACCAAAATCACCTCTAATAGTTTTCTTAACTAAAGTTAATAAATCATCATTAGATTCAGTTGGTTGTGGTGCAGGTGTTGGTGTAGGTTTGTTACCAATAAGAATTTCATTAACTCTTGCTTGAACTTCACCATATCTTGAACCTAAAGCACTTTTTCTAGCATCACCATTACCATATTTACCTGCAATAACTTCTTTTGCAAGTTCATCAACTGATTTTGATGAAATATCATTTGATGGTACTGATGTACTACTACCATTTAATCTTTTATTTACTTCACTTGCAATATAAGGAAATTTACTTTGTAAATATGGTCCCGGACATGTTGTGTTTGCAAACATATTATGTCTTGTTAAATTACCATTTGCATCTCCAGTATAATTTAAACTTGCAATACCATTTCTTTTACAAATATCAACACATAAATCAATTAATTTGGCAAGTGCCTTATCTGATACATGCCAATTAGTATTTGCACCACCATCATTTGCAACTTCAATAGTAATTGCTTGATTATCATTACTAGGAGAACTCGAAGTCCATGCTCTATTCTTTTCTTCAACATACATACCAACTCTACCATCACTACCTATACCATAATTTGATGATGCTTGGCGATTCTTACCATTAAATACTCTACCACATGTTTCAACAGATAAATTACCTGCCATGTGATGAATAGTGATTTTCTTAATCTTATTATTTCTAGGATTGCTACTATTTGGTGAAATAGCAGTATAGTTTACTAAAGAACTATTACTCATTTTCATCTACCTCCTCACCTTTATTATTAGATAATTCATTTAGTGCATCTTCTTGCACATCTTCTTCTGTTTCGACAACTGCCAAAACTTCTTGTGTTTCTTCAACAACTGCTTCTTTTTCTTCCATTTTCTTTTCACCTCTATCTTTCTTTTAATGGAATATATAAAAAAAGAACCTTTAAGTTCTTTCTCTATTGTTTTTTATTATAATTATTACTAGATATCATTAATATACTACCTAAAAAAGCATCAAAGGCAGTCATTATAGTAATAACTATATCTGTATAACTAAATTCAAAACATTGTAACACAACACCTACAAATACAGTCAATGCAGGTAAAAATACTTGTGCAACATACTTTAAAATATCATATACCTTGTTACTCATGTTATCCCCTCCTTTATATTTTAAATACAAATGCTAAAATACCACCTATAATTGCACCTATAACAAGGCGAATAAGCCATTTATTACCATCTTCTAGGGCATTTATCCTACTTTCATTATTTTTGGCTAAATTAAGTGCTTTTTCACTTGTATCTTTAACTCCTTTATAGTCCTGTTCTTTTATTAAAGTTTCCAATACAGATAATCTTTCCAAAACTTCAATTTGAAACTTACCATTTTCCATTTTTATCCTCCTTATCTAGTGATTAAAACACGAAAAAAGACAATTTTTCATTGCCTTATTCTATATATACATTATAACACTAATTTAGTGTGAATTTTGTGAATTATTTTTAAATAATTCTGCAAACAACTTATCCATATTCATTAATGCTTTATGGCAATCATATCTTTTTATGTTGCCTTTCCATGACTTATATTGTTCTTCTATTTCTCTATAAGTCATTTTACCATCATCAAGCATCTTTTTAAAACTTTTAAGTTTTCTTCTTTCTCTTACGAATCCACTTTTAACAGGTATTCTAACTAAATGACCTGTTTCAGTTAGTCTATATCTAATTTTTAAGAAAGTAAACCCTTTATCTAATCTAAATATTTGAGTTTTCTTTCTATTAATAAATATACCTAATTTATCACAAATCTTAATAATATCTTCAAGTAATTGTTTTAATTCTTCTTTACTATTACTTATTATATAAGTATCATCCATATACCTACCATAGTATTTCATACCTTTTACTATTTTACAATAGTTATCCATTTTGTGAACATAATAAATACCTGATATTTGAGATATTTGGCTACCAATACCTAAAGACTTATTTATATATTTTTCACCTGTTTTTAAAGTGTTTGACTTTGCATAAACAAGTGTATCAAGTAAATCTGATTCTTCCATATTATAATTGGAAACATCAATAGAAAAACTATCTACTAGATGTTCTATTAATTTTAATATGTCATCATCATCTATTATTTCTTTATACATTTCAATTAATGGTTTATGAAGTATATTATCATAAAACTTACTAAAATCGATAGTGAGTGCATATCCAATATTACCATATTTTCTATAATAACTATGAAGATGATTTTCTATTCTTCTACGAGCAAAATCGATACCTTTATTCTTTATACTTGCACCATTATCATATATAAGATAAGGTTCAACTATGGGAGTCAATTGGTCGCATAATGCTCTTTGTACTACTCTATCATAGAAACTTATGGAGCGAACATATCGCTCTTTTCCTCTTTCATTCAAATAGAAACAATCAAAAGGACTTTGCTTATAAGTTCTTTCTCTTAATTCTATCTGTGTTTTTCTTATGTTTTTAAGAAAGTTGGCTTCATATTGTTGTACACTATTTTTCCAAATACTATTTTTTCTTGATTTATAAAAACTATCCATTAAAACATTGGCATTACTAATCTTATTTAACATATTTTGTTCCTAATCATAACTAACTTATTAGATGATATCAAAATATCTATTTGTCTTTCGAACAGGATAAAATTTCCTTTTAATTATCGCAACGGTACTTAACCTAATCATTGTGCGAGTTAAAATCAGGGGCGAACGCCACCAGAGTTGGATGCATTATTGTAGTTACTATTACCATTGTTGTTGACATTACAGAAGCCGGAAGCCATCCAAGTATATTTATCAAATCTTACCCTTTTTAAAAGTTATTCTTCTAAACTTTTCATTATTTTATTATCAGACTTTCGCCATCCTTTTAATAAAGCAATTTCTTTTTCAATTATATCAACATAAGGCATATATTTCTCAACATTTGGATGAGTAACATATATTATATATTGCATTTCTTGAAGCAGATTTTCACAATCACAAATTGCTTGTGTTTGATAATTTCTTCTCATATAGTATTCTTCTTTGTTTGTTATATGAATTGTATTTGCAGAACAAATATTTTTCATTAGACTTCTTAACAAGTCCATGAAATAATCTCTTTCCTTATCAATCAACCAACTTGGAAAATTATCAATGAAACTATTTTTCAAATCGTATGCAGAAAGAATATTTTCTATTTCTTCTACATCTTCATCTTCAATATCATACACATCTTTTGCAAATTCTAAATTTCTTCTTCTTGATTTTATACCAAAATCTTTCAAAAGAAATTCAGTTATCATTAATCGCAACTTTATAGCATTATGATAAAATTCCATTTTTGATATGTTTCTTTTTCTTTTCAACACACTCAATATCTATCAACTCCCAATTATAATTCTATACTTTTATCTATTGAAAGTCAATTTGTGTGTGTTAATTTATCCCCTTGCTTTTTTAAAAATCTATTATCTGCTTCACCCCACAAGGGGGTGAGATTGCAGATTAATAGATTAAAAAGCAGGGGCGAACGCCACCAGAGTTGGATGCATTATTGTAGTTACTAAAACCATTGTTGGAGACATTACAGAAGCCGGAAGAGAATGCTACACTTCTGAGCCAATACCACATTCTTTGGTTACTATCATTAAAGGCAATTATTTTACTTTTATTTAATCTAAATAATGCCAATTGAGATTTATCAATTTCATAATTATTTGGTATATTAGTACCACATCCTACATTATGAAATATATTAGCACCATAAACCATTAATTCATTCATTAATTCAATAGTAGAATCATACCATGTCCCTCCACTTTCATATCCATTTACAACTGCATTTTGTAAATGGTTTCTATGTTTTAAAATATGATTACTACCAAAATCATTATTTATAACAGTTTTATATGGTGATAAATTTGTTGTGTACATTTTACTTCCTATATATGCCCCTGCAGAAGTATTACTATCATTCATTTGGGCAAGTCCCATAATCTTTTCAGGTATCATGAGAACATGTGGTGTTGTACATTCAGTATCACCACAATGTAATCTGTAATTAATATCTGCTACAAGATATTTTCTACCACTTGTTTTACCTATAATATAATCACCTATAAATATATCATCGAATGTACCATTAGCAATTTGTTGCGATAAAGTACCATTATAAAACAAATCAGTAATATCCTTACCTCTATATATAGAATTATGAAAACCTGCATTTGGTCTATTTAATATATCACTTAATAGTTCATTTCTATCATAAATACTACTACTTTCAATTTTATTACCATTTTTAACTTTATATACTTTCATTATTTTCCCTCGCTTTCTTCTAGTGAAGCAACATTGGTATCATTTATAGTTCTTGATAATTCAAAATCTAATATATTATCTTGTAACACTCCCACATCTGTTTTTAATTGTTCAACATCAGGTGTTATATCATCAATTTGATTTTGCAAGTTTCCTGCTTGGTCTGTACTTAATTGCCCTTTAACATGTTCAAACCATGTATCAAATTCATTTGTATTATCAGCAATAAATTTATCAAAAATTGCTTGAATTTGAATAAATAATTGCTCTGTATCAGGTGTTTCAATAGGCGAAATTACATCTCCACAATCACTGGTAATAAATCTACAATCCTCTATCAAATCTTGTGTTATTTCAGTTGTTCCTGCAGGAATATAAACCTTGGCAATTCTTAAATCATAAATTGTTGAAGTTCTTGTTAAATTTGGTGCTACTGGATTATTAGAAAATGTCCCCTTAATTACTTGAGCAGTAATATTTCTATTTGTTAAATCTAATCTAATAACAATATTATCAATACGACCTAACACACCATCTGCATTATCTATTGCTAAAGTTTTTACTTGTTTATTTCTATATCTATGTCCCTCAATAAATGCTCTACCAGTGCTTAAATTAACTGCCATATCATTTGTGTTACCTAATACTTGGCAACCATTATTAAAAATACCATTTGTAAAAAATGGGATAAAATATTCTGCAAAATCTTCTGCATAATAAACTCTATCGCCATCTACATCATTAAAAAAACTTGATTCTTCCATTTCTCATTCCTCCTTAATTATTAATCGTAAGATTTTCAACAAATGGTGTTCCAAATGTAGCAAAAATCTTTTGATTATTATTTTCAATGGTTTCTTCTATTTCAGTAATTCTTTGTTTCATTACAATACCCCATGATTCTTTTTTAATATTTACAATATCGCCTAAATCCCATAATTTTTTATAGTCATCAGCATATACTGTTACTTCAAGTGTTTCAGTAGATTCAACTAATTTTTCTGAACCTTTAGTTTTTAAAGTTTCTTTATATTGTGCAAGTGTTAAATCACCTTGATTTTCTGATTTAGCATCAACAAATGTTTCTCTTAAATCAAAATCTTTATTATTTCCACTTGTAACTTCTACCATAATTCTATTTTTATCTTCTCCTTGCCCACCTACTAAAACATAATTCTTTTCTGTTTTAGCACTATATGTATAATCAGCAACATCAATATTTGATTTATCTTCACTAAATTCATATCTAGGATTAATTGATTGTGTTTCTGTTCTATCTAATCCTTGATAATTTTCATAAATCATTTTCTTGTTTGGAATATCGACAGATATTCTATGAGCAATTGATGATATCTTTGCTAAAGTAACTAAATATTCATAAACATTCTTATAACTTACTTGAAAAACAACACTATCTGAATCTAGTGTTGCTTCACTTATTAATAATTTAGAAAAAGGTGTCATTTCATTTAATATTTTTCTTTCACCCAACAATATCTTCCCACTAAAGTTAATTTTACTTTTAATTATTCTTCTATCTAATATGCTTGATAAAAACCTGCCATAAATTATAACTTCAACACCATCATCACCTGCATCATTTATAGTAAAACTTTCAATAATACCTACTTCTATGGCATCATCCCTTATAATAAGATTATCTTTTTTTAAATACTTTTCTGTTTGACTATTTAATGGAATATGAAGTTCGAACTCACCTGCTTCATAATATTTTCTTCGCCATCTTAAAGAACTAAAAAAATCTATAATACCTATGAGTTCCAAATCCCTAGTATAAACATAAATATCAAATTCTTTTATCATTATACTGCCTCATATTCGTTTACATATTCAATAACTGCCTCGAGGTTATCAACACCTGTATCAGCATTATATCTAAATGTATTACTTCCATGATGTACTTGTAAAAACTTACTACCATATACCATTAAATTATTAATATTTTCTTCTACACCAGTAGTAACTGGTATATAAGTAATATTTTTATTTTGTCTATATGTATTTACAATAATCTTATCTCCTGCTACCATTGTTTTTTCAATCTTCATTTCTTCTCTTGTATCAACATTAAAAAGAGATGGATTAATAACAGTATCATTTGCAGTAAATGTTAAAGTCATACCAAATTCAATATTAGTATCATTCTGAATAGCAACCATTGAAGTTGTGTTTTTTACACCAAACTTTATACCTGTATCATGGGGAATCTTTAATGCAAATTTAAAACATGGCGACCATGTTGCCATTTGAAGTATAGTTTTATCTAAATCAGTAAAATATGGGTTAGGGCATATTAAAGATATTTGAAATTGCTTATGTAAACCTTTATTATCAATTTGAATAGATTCTACTTTATATTCTATTTTTCTTTCTAAACCATCTTCATAATAATAAAGTATTCCAGTTGACTTTAAAGGAAAGGCACGATATAACTTTTGCCTATTATTAATTACATCATCTCTAATTGCACCTTTTATAATAATATTCCTTTTTTCTACACTTGTACCAATATAATTTTCACCTATGGCATAAGCACTTTTCATTCCTGCTACTACACCTAATACCTCATGTAATCCATCAACACTTTTAAGAAAGAAAGGAAACTTATATTCAAATGTTATCCTTTCTTTTAAATAATTTTCACATACTATTTTCTTTGACATATTAAGCACCTACCAAATCCAAATATTGTTTTTCTTTTCTAATTTGTCTTGCATACTCGCTTGGTGAATCTTTTGGAGAGTAGAAATTATAAGTATTATTTTCAACTTTACTAGGTGATTGATTGCTTCTACTATTATCAGAAGAAAATACTGAATTTGGTCTACTTAAATTAACTCTTGTAGATAAATCCAAATCTGTTGGCAATGCTCTTTGAATTGTATCATTTACATCTGACATTTCTTGTTGGAAACCAACACCAATACCTTTTGCTAAATTTACACCAATTTCATCTCTAAATACTCTTGATGGTGAATGAATTCCAAATATATTTTTGATGCCATTTACAATTGATTTACCAAATCCTTTAATCTTATCTAATACCCAGTCTTTGGCATTATTAATACCATTCCATAGACCCTTAACAAGATTTTTACCTATATCTAACATACCTGATATACCACTTGCAATTCCATCTTTTACCTTTCCTAACAAGTTTTTACCTATTTCTCCAAGTTTTCCATAATAACTAGCAATACCATTTATTAATGAAGATATAATTTGTGGTATTTTCGAAACTAATTTTGGTATTGCTTGGATTAATCCCTCTGCCAATTTAATAACTAAAGTAATACCTGCTTCAATTAGTTTTGGTAAATTATTAACAATGGCTTCAATTAATTTATCTATTATTTCAGGTATTTTATCAATCAAATCAGGTAAGGCAGTAATTAACCCATCTGCTAGTCCCATTATTAATTGAATACCTGCATCAATAATCAAGTCTATATTATTTAACAATGTTTCTACCATTAACACTACTGCATCAATCATTTCAGGTATTAAAGTTGGTAATTGCTCTGCTATTCCTTGAACCAAAGAAACAACCATTTGAATACCCATTTGCAATATTTGTGGTAAATTTTGAACTATCGTTGATATAATCATATTAATTATTTCCATAACTGAACTCATTATCATAGGCATATTTTCAGTTAAACCTTGAACTAATTTTGAAATAATACTACTTCCTGCATCAAGAAATGATGGTAATTGTTCTGCTATTCCATCTAATATTATAGGCAATGCATCAAATACTCCATCAACCACTCTATCTACTGCTTTTAATACATTATTAACAACTCCTCCATTGCCATCTCCATCACCAACAAGTGAAGAAAATAAATTCATTACTAATTGGCTTAAATCTGCTCCATCAGTCGCTAATCCTGTAATTAAATTACTCCATGCTGATTTTGTTGCATTAATAGAACCCTCAATTGTTCCCATTGCCTCTGCTTGTGTAGTATCTGCAATATTACTTGCTACTTGAATTTGATGAATTGCCTCTGTAATATCTGCAAAATTAGAAACATCGTATTTCTTTCCTGATAATTTTTCAGCATCTTTAAGTAATCTTTCCATTTCAGTTTTAGTACCACCATAACCTAATTTTAGATTATCTAACATATTAAATTGACCTTTAGCAAAACCACTATAAGCATTTTGGATTGATTGCATATCAGTACCAAATGTATTGGCATTATCAGACATATCTCTTAATGCTTGGTCTGATAATTCGGCTGCTTTTTTGGTATCACCATTTAAAGAAACTATCATGCTTTTACTGAATCCAGTTACTGTTTCCATATATTCGTTAGCACTCATACCTGCAGTTTTGAAAGCATCGTTTGCATTTTTAATAACAGTATCTTTTACATCATCACCAAATAATTTTTGAACACCACCCTCTAATTGTTCAAATTCACCAAAGCCACTAACTGCCTGTTTTCCAACTTCTATCATTGCAGAACCAACTGTTTTCATAGCACTAGCCAATCCTTTAATACCTGCAATAATACCCTCACTAATTAAGTTTCCTTTTATTAAATCACCTAGTGTGAGAGTACTTTTACCTGCTTTTTCTTCTTCATCAGAAAAATCTTTAATTGATTTAGCATCATTATCAAAACTATTACCTGCCTTATCTAAAATAGCATTATTATCTTGAATCTTTTTAGATAAATCACTACATTCAGTTTTAGCATTATTCATCTTAACTTTATAATCGTTAATCTTTCTATTATTATTATCATAACTTGTTTCTGCTTTTGTTAATTCTTTTTCTAAATCAGCAACAACCTTTTCCTGTTTTGATATTTCTGAACTTGTTGCAGTTGTACTATTTTTCATTTTTTCAAGTGTTTGTTGTTCACTATTTAATGAATTTTTTAATTTATCAATTTCTGTTTTATTTTTTGATTGTTGTTCAGTAAAATTTTTGATGGCTTCTGTGCATATTTTAACAACATTTTGCTCTTCTTGTAGTTTTTTATTTAAAGCATCATTTTTACTTCGCAAATCGCCTATTTTAGCACCATTATTTGTAAATTCTGTTGATGTTAATTTTAATTCACTACTAACTGCTTTTAAATTACTATTAATGTTTCGCAATGCCTTAATATATTCACTTTCACCTGTTAATTTTACTGTTCCACCAAATGAACTTGCCATATTACACCTCCTAATCTAACCATTCATCATCTTCTGATTGCTCTTTTTCTAATTGGGCATAAGTTGTACTCTTTTCTATATCGTGATAATACTTGTAATGTTCCCACAATTTATTGAACTTTCTTAAAGTCATTCTAAAAACTTCTTTTTCAGAAAATCCTAACTTGCAAACTCCTATAAATGAAAACCACGAGAAATCTATTGGTTTATCCTTTTCTTCCTCGTGGACTACTCGTTTTTTGGGGTATCATCCTTTGTTGATTCAATAACTGTTTCATTTAATTTACTTGTTGCCTTTTCAATACCCATTGCAGTTATTAATCTACCTACTTGTTTTTCAGTTAATAAAGGTTGATTTAATTGATTGTTTTCATTATCAATATCAATGGCTTCATTTATCATTTCTTTAATTCCAAAAATCAATGCTTTTATGTCTACTTCCTTTGTTTCGTATACTTCAACTTCAACCTCTTCGCCATTTTTATTTTTAATCTTCTTTATAATAGGGTTACCATCACTATCTAATTTAAGTTTTCTTTCGCCATTTTCATCATAGACAAAGCCATCTGTTAATTCTCCCCAACTTTCAAATGTTCCATATTCTACTTGGATTGATTGCATAACATTAAGATTAAATATTGCTTTATATTCTTTTCCATTAACTGTAAACATTGTTTCTTTTTCTTTCATTTTTAAATTCCTCCTTATATAACAAAAAAAAGAGTAAAGACTAGATAATAATTTCTAGTTCTTTACCCTTTCTTCTACCAGATTTTTTCACTGTTTCTTCGAAAAGATTTATATACTATTTAGTTGTACTTTTTGCACTATTTGTAGTTGAAGTTAATAAACTATCTAAATAATCACTAGCATCTTTATAAGTTGTGAATGTCTTTGATTTAGACCATTCACCATCTGTTTTTCTCATTACAGAACCCTCAATTGATACAGTAGTAAACTCAATCGATTCACCCTTTGTTGCTTCATCAGGCATAGTATCTTTAAATTTAACTTTTGATAAGTATTCAACTTTATATTTGTAAACACCACCAACAATTTTTGTTAAAATTCTACCAAATGCAATATATGGAGCAACATCTGTATCTTTACGAACAATTTCACCATCTTCACTTATAGCATGACCTAGTAAAGGTGCTAAAATAGTGTCATCATCATCATCAACAGTAATTGTTACTGTTCCTTTATTAAAAGTGTAATCACTTTCACAAAGTCCATCATCACCATATAATTCAGCACTATTTAATTCAAGAGATACTTTACAATCTATTGCTTTACCTAGTGTTTTAGGTTCTTTAACTTTTTCATTTTCATCTAATAATGAATATCTAAAATTCTTTAAACCAATTCTTGCCATTTTAAATTCTCCTCTCTTTAGCAAAGGTTATAGTTTTATGATAAAGTCCTGTATCTTCTTCATACATATCAATACTATCTTCTATCCATATAAAACCATTTTCTAACATAACTTTTTTTAACTCTGAAACAATTGTTAAATAATTGCCATCACTATAAATATCAAAATCGAATGATGAAGCACTATAAATTGGTGCATCATCACCACATAATAAAGGATTATTTTCAATTTCCATATATGTTATATATGTTTTAGATTTACCTCTATATCTTAAAAATGCAAATGGTATTTTCTTATTATCTACCTTAAATTCATCTAATATTTTTTCTATTTCATTATTCATAATCTAATCATCCTTTTGGTAAGTATTCTTTTTCTTTTTGTTTCATAGCATTTTCAATATCAGTTTTTTTAAATGATTTTCTAAAAAAAGGTTTCTTTGCTTCACCATGACTTGTTCCATATTCCCTTGCCATAGCGACTAATGGAGCAGGATGCTTTTTTTCAGCATCCAAATAACCATAAATCATAACTTTATTATTGATTCCATCATCTGATGGTGTTCTATATGTTTTTGAAACAAATAAGCACTTACTTAATCTATCAGTTTTTTTAAATGACTTTGACATGTTATTTTTAACAATTCTTGCAACTGTTTCTGCACCTGCCTTTGTCATTTCACCCATCATTTTAGGTGTTGCTATTGCCAATTCCTCAAATTCTTTTATTAAGTCATTTGGCAATTCTTGATTGAAGTGTGCCACTACTTATCAACAACTTTCGCTTGTATTTCTAATTCAATAGAATCTTCGTTAATATTATTTAAATATTCAATAGAATAAGTTTTACCATTGAATTTTATTTTCATATCTCTTGTAATCACAATATTAGCAGGATATCTAATTGTAAAATTAGTATATGCTTTTTCAAAATCTGAATTATTTTGAATTAATGTATAACCTTTAGTGGTCTTTACACTAGCATAAGTCTTTAATATGGACACTTCTGATGGAATTTCAAAACCATCATCATCTTTAATACTTTTAATACTAACAATTTCAATTAATTTATTATATTTACCTGCATTTTTAACAGTATTACTCATGATAGTAAATTCCTTGAATGCATATCAAGTATAGATTGAACAACTTTATTGACATTATTATTATCAACATAATAAGTTCTTGTATCGTACATGTCTTGGCATAAAACATAAACAACAATAACTAAATCATTATATTGTTCTAATTCTTTATCACTCAATCCTGTATTATTTTTAATATAATCAATAGCAACTTTTATTATTGTTTCAAGATATTTTTTATCTTCTTCTGTAATATCAGATAATCGTAAATAGTTTTTTAAACTATCTACTGTTATTTCACTAACTTTAGTAACCATAACTATTTCTCCTTTCATGGAGTCGCCTGAACAAACGAAATTACTTACTCTTTATCAGTTTTTGGTTCTTTATTTGATTTATCATCAGGGTTTGAACCATCACCCTTATTTTCATCATCTGATGCTTCACTATCTTTATTATCTTCACTTGACTCTTCGCCACTATCTAAATTATCTTTATTTTCATCATCAGTATTTTCTTCTGACTTTAAATTTAATTCTTCTTCTAATTCAGCAATTCTATTTGATAAAGTTTGTATTTCACTATCCTTATCATTTAGTTGTTTTGTTAAATCTTTGATAGTTTTTTCCATTTCTTTATTAGACATTGCTTTTTCAGAATAAGGAGTAACAAATCCTGCACTTTCAAGGGCAGTGGCTAAAGATTTATCTTTAATATCAATAACCTTGCCCTTTGATGCAGATATTTGACTATTAGCAAATCCTTTATTTACTAGATACATAAATTATCTCCTAGATTGTTTTTGCTTTGATAGTTAATTTAGATAATTTTTGAAGATGTTCAATTTTAGCATCGCACTCTAACCAAGCAACTACACCTGTTGCATGTTGAGTAGCATATTTTTCTCTTAAAACTTGAATTTCAAGAGATTTAGATGTTTTTAAAGCAATACCACTAAAGTTACCAAATGTGATTGGAGATTTACCTTCTGCAATACCCTCTTTATTATCTGAAACATAAACAGGATATCCTAGAACCATACCATCAAATTCACCAGTTGGGTCTGGTACAAAGATTGGTCTATCATTACCATCTTTCATTGTTTCAAGAACTGTTTGAGTATCTTGATTCATAACCCAAATAGAACCTTTTCTGAATGATTGAATAACTTTATTTTTTACCTTTACTAAATCATCATAAGAGATAACACCTGCTACTTCTGATTCAACTGTTTGTGAAGCAGGAATACCACTACATCCAGTAATCTTATCAGTAGTACCATTTAATACTTCTCCCTCTAGGAATAATTTTACATATTCAGCAATAATATTGATAACAACATTTACCAAATCAATATCAGTATTATTAATTAAAGAATTACCAATTTTTGCTAAAGCACCAATTAAATAATCTTTTAAAGTTACTGATGTAAATTTTCCTGCTTTTTCTACTAATTCAGTAAAATCTTCACCATAAGCAACTGTGATATCTTCACCATTATTAGCACCATAAACAGGAATCTCTAAATTACCTTTCGTATTATATTTAGTGGCTTTATCTAGGATAGGTGACATATTATGAGCAGTCATAATAATTTTATTTGCAATTGTTGTTGGAACAATTACACCATTTGCTCCAGTAGTGAATTGACTACCTGTTTCTGCTCTTTCTTCATTCAATACTTCATTTCTGATAAATTTAGCAAAGTTTTCAATATCTCTTTGTTCAATTTCTAATGCTCTTTTTTCTTCATCCATGTTTTCTTCCTCCTCTTTTTTATCTTCTTCTTTCTTTTCATCATCAACTAACTCTCTACTATCTTCAAATGCTTTCATAGTGTTGTTAATTGCTTCTATTTGTGTTTTTAATTCATCAAATAGTTTTTGTTCATCTTCTGTAAATGCTCTTTCTTCTGTCTTTACATCATTTAGTAACTTATCCATTTGAGTTACTTTCTCATTTTTTTGTTCTTCTAAACTTTTCTTATTCATTTTACTTTCCTCCTTTAAGTTCTTTTAGAACATTCTCATAACTTGAGTAATCTATTTTTTTACCATCCACTTTTGGTGGTTGTTCAGGCACTTCCTCATCTGACCTTATTTCTTTATAACCTCCACGAACAACTTTAACTTGATTATTGCTATCAATATTAACTGTTCCATCAGTTATTGAATAAGGCATCTTATACAATTGGCTACCATCTTGAATTGTTCCATAAACAAATTCATCATCATAATCCTCTAACCAACCATCTTTAAATAATTGCCTATAAGCACTATTTAAAACTTCTCTCTTTTGTGATGCAGTCATATCACTAAAATTTGGTGTTGGTTCTTCATTTTCTTTTTCATAAGAAAAAGAGTCATTTTCAAACTCTTCATCTCTATATTCTACAACAGTTGGGTTGCCATCTCGTAATTCTATGCTAGTGCCTATGTAAGCAGGTATCTTTTTATCATCTATAATTGATACTTCAAATAAATCAATATCTCTTACACTTCTTTCTCTTAATCCACTATTATTAACAACTTCTTCATCTTTGTTACAAGCAAATCCAAAAGACCAACCTCTTAATTTTTTCTTTTTGGCTTTTTCTATAACATCAGCATCAGTTATTTCAACAATGGCTCTTAAACCAATGTTATCTTCATAAAGATTAGCACTACCATCTTTTGTATTTGCTAATTCTTTATCGTAATCATGATTTAAAAGAACTTTAATAGCATCATTTTTTTCTAATGCTCTACGAAAAACTGATGGCATTATTTTTTCTACGAATTGCCCTCGTTTATCGTAAAGAATTTTAGAAAATCTATCAACTGCATTTACATATCCATCTATGATAACCTTATCATTTCTTACTTCAATTTTCATTGCTTTCACCTCCTCGTATAATGTAGTTAAGATATTTTTTAACTACTTTTTCTTTTATTTAGATTTTTGTTAAGAGATATCTATAAACTCATTATTTTGTAGATGTTTAAATCTATATTATAATGTCTGTAGAGATAGAGTGGTTTTAGCCACCTCCTTGAACATTTGGTTCTTAAGAAAGACTAAAGCCTCTTCTTTACAATTTGGATATTAATAAGTTGTATAAGGATTAGATTTTATCTATTGCCTTTCATTTGCGAGGTTATATCTTTGTAAAGATACTGAGGGCATCGCCTCTATCTTAAATATCAAGAATTGGAGTTGTTTTTATGAATTATTTTTTAGGCATTGATATTGCTAAAACAAATCATGTCGCTTCACTTATTAACAGCACTGGAGATGTTGTTATTCGTGCTATTAAGTTTACTAATAGTAATGAAGGTTTTAATAGACTTTTAACTACTATTCAAGATAAACTTGGAGATTTAAGTAATATTGAAGTTGCTATGGAAGCTACCGGTCATTATTGGCTTTCTTTATATGCTACTTTAACTGATAATGGTTTTAATGTTTCTGTTTATAATCCTTATCAAGTTAAATCATACCGTGGTGCTTACAATAATAGAAAACAAAAGAATGATATTATTGATTCTATTATTATAGCTGATTACTTAAGAGTTTTTGGATCTAAAGAATCCAAATTACCTGAAGAAAATTTATTATCTTTAAAGCAATTAACTCGTTTTAGATCGAACATTGTAGATAATGTTTCTTCTTTAAAAGTACAAGTTATTGGCTTATTAGATAAGGTTTTCCCAGAGTACAAAAAACTTTTTTGTGACACTTTTGGTACTACTTCTAAACAACTATTACTTAATTATCCAACTCCTGATGACATCATCAAGATTTCTACTACTAAACTAGCTAATTTATTATCTAAACATTCTAAAGGTAAATTTAACAAAGATACCGCTCTTCATATTAAGGAAGTGGCTAAAGAATCTTTTGGTATTAAATTTACTACTGATGCTTGTTCTTTTGAAATTAAACAACTTATCAATCAAATTATCTTTTTAGAAAATCAAATTGATGCAGTAAGTAAACAAGTCAAAGAATTATATAATAAACTAGATAGTCATCTTTTATCAGTTCCTGGTGTTGGGGTTAATTTAGCTCCTGTTATTTTAGCTGAAATTGGAGACATAAATAACTTCGATAAACCAAGCAAAC